CGTCTGCGCTACGCCACCGACCCTGCCAACGGCGATCCAGCCGGCGGCGGCGCGGCGACACAGGGGGCCGGCGCTGCGGCGACGACCACCGAGGACGACAAGATCCTCGGGCCCGGCGGGGAGAAGGCGCTCCACGCCGAGCGCGAGGCCCGCAAGGAACTCGAGCGCACCGTCACGGCGATGCAGCAGGCGCAGAAGGATCAGACCGCGGCTCTCGCTGCGGCACTGGGCATCAAGCCCGACGCCAAGGACGACGGTGCGCAGAACCTGACCGTCCTGCAGTCGCAGGTCGAGCAGATGCGCCTGGAGACGACCGTGCTCCGCCTCGCGGCGGCGCACCAGATCAGCGACGCCGACGACATCGAGCTCCTGAAGTCCGCGAAGGACGAGGACGCGATGGGCAAGCTCGCCGTTCGGTTGGCTGCGAAGGCCGACGACGACGGTGGCCAGCGCGCGCCGCGGCCGGACCGATCGCAGGGCGGTGGCGGTGCCGACAAGACGGCATCTGTCGCCTCGGGTCGCGACCTGTACGCGGAGCGCCACCCCCAGAAGTGACCAACCCATCGCAGTAGGAAGGAACGACCATGCCCGGTCTCAAGATCGAGACCTTCGGTGCTGGCGACCAGTCCTGGCTCGTGTCGACGGAGCCCATCTCCGACGCGCGCACCGAGGTCCTGGACATCTCCACGTTCACCGCAGGCACGCACTACCCCAACGGCTACATCCCGTCCGGTCTGCAGGTCGCGAAGGTCGGCGGGGTCCTGATCCCCTACGACCCGACCGAGGCGACCGTCACCGGCGCCGGCATCCTCGCCGGCTTCGTCCTGACGGACCGGCCCGTCAGTGGGACCGCGGACTTCGCCGTGCCGCTGATCGACTACGGCCGCGTCAAGACCTCGAAGCTGCCCGTCAGCTTCACCCCGCCCACCGCCCCGGCGAAGCGCGCCAACAGCGCGTTCGTCTTCATCTGAGAGGGGGAGTCGGACCATGGCACTGTGGACTGACATCATCCTGCCGGCGACCCTCACGGGGTACGTCCGGGAGTCGCTCGCCGCGATCGAGGCCCGCAAGGGCTCGCTCGCCACGTACCTGCCGAACCGCACGGTCCCGGACATCAACGTCCGGTTCCTGCGCGGCAGCTCGGGACTGGTCGACGAGGCGCAGTTCCGCGCGTACGACGCTCCCCCGGTCACGGGCAAGGGCCGCACCGGGCAGCGCGTCACGCTCGAGCTCCCCGCGATCGGGCAGAACATCCCGGTCTCGGAGTACGCCCAGCTCCGGCAGCGCAACGCCTCCGACCAGGTGCTCCTGACCCAGATCCTCGCCACGGCCGACCAGGTTGTGCGGGCGGTCGCGGACCGCATCGAGCGCCTGCGCGGCATCGTGCTGACGACGGGCAAGGCGACGATCCCCGAACTGGCCACGGACGACGACTTCGGTCGGTCGGGCACGCACACGGTCACGGCGGCTTCCCTGTGGGCGACGTCGAGCATCGACCGTCTGGCCGACCTGCAGACGTGGGCGGACGTGTACGAGGCGACCAACGGGGTCCGACCGGAGTCGATCGTGACCTCGCGTCGGGTGCTGCGCGCGCTCGCGTCCGGCGATCAGTTCAAGCTCTCGCTGGTCGGTGGGGCGTCGCGTCCGGCAACGATCGCGGACGTCAATGCGATCGTCGAGGGTGCGGGCCTTCCGCCCATCTCGGTGTTCGAGCGGCGCACGTCGTTCGGGCGCATCTTGCCCGACAACAAGCTGCTCATGCTCCCGGCGCCGGTCGCGTCCGACGACTGGCAGGGCACGCAGCTCGGTGCGACGTTCTGGGGTCAGACCCTGACGTCGACTGACGCCCTGTACGGGATCGAGGACCCGGAGCAGCCGGGCATCGTCGCGGGCGTGTACCGCGACGAGAAGCCGCCGATGATCGCCGAGATCATCTCCGACGCGATCGGCATGCCGGTGCTCGCGAATGCCGACCTGTCGCTGGCGGCGACCGTCCTGTCGTGACCGATGCGTGGGGCGGGCGACTTCCGGTCGCCCGCCCCCGCTGAGCGTGGAGGTGTGCAGTGAGCAAGATTCGTGACGACCTGGTCGGGGTCGTGTTCGTGGCGGGGCTCGACGGTTCGCCGTTCGCGCTGGCCGCAGGCGCGCAGATCCCCGACGGGGTGAGCGTCGGTCCACACCTCCTGAGCGAGGACGGCGAGGCCGAGCCGGACGGCGCGACCGACAGCGAGACCCCGTCCGAGGGCGCCGGTACCGACAGCGAGGACGGCGGGACCGACGCTGGCGACGACGACGGCGACCCCGTCGACGACACCCGCCCGCCCGAGTCGGGTTCGGGCGCCAGCAAGGCCAAGTGGGCCACCTACGCCGCGGCGCACGAGGTCACGATCGAGGACGGCGCCAGCCGCGAGGCCATCATCGCCGCAGTCGCGGCCGCCGGGCACTGATCGACGCGAGGAGGCCGAGCCGTGACCTACGCAACCGTGCAGGACGTCGCTGACGAGCTCGGCCTCCCGTCGATCCCGACCGACCAGATTCCCCAGGTCACTGGGTGGCTGCGTCGGATCGAGGCGACGATCAAGACCCGCGTGACCGATCTGGACGCCCGGATCACCGCGGGAACGCTCGACCTCGAGATCGTCGTCGGCATCGAGGCCGCCGCGGTCGCCCGCAAGGCGGACAACCGCGAGGGCCTGCGGTCCGTCACGCGGTCCGTGGACGACGGCACCGTGACAAAGGTGCGCGACTCGGCGTTCTCCGACGGGCAGCTGCGGATCACCGACGATGAGTGGAGCCTCCTGCTCCCTGCTCCGCAGTCCGAGGCCCTGTCCATCCGCTACGCGTACGAGCCGGATCGCCGGCACCACCACGACCACCAGTGGAGTCAGTGGTGACGCCCAGCCTCGGCGCCGAGCTCGCCGCGGAACTGCCCGAGCTCCGCGCGCTGGCCGAGTCCCTAATGCTCGACACGGCCCGCGTGGACGAGATCACAGGCGTGACGACCGACCCGCTCACGGGCGCGTCAACATCGACGTACGCGACGGTGTACGGCCCCGACATTGCACCTCTGCCGGGCAAGCGGTCGGGGATGTGCAAGGTCCAGGGCCTGGACCCGCAGGAGGCGAACCCGGAGGCGGGTGGCGCGACGCTCACGGTCCAGCGGTACGCGATCCACGTCCCTGTGGGTGCGTTCGTCCCGAAGGTCGGTCACGTCGTGACGATCACGGCGACAGCCCTGGATCCGAACCTCGTCGGTCACCAGTACCGGGTCGTCGCCCTGCTGCACAAGACGCTCGCGACGGCATACCGGCTCAGTGTCGAGGAGGTCTCGTGACCCGCATCGAGATCGACACGACGGACCTCATGCGCCTCGCTGATGACCTGCGCGCGGCCGGTCGCAGCGTCGGGAACGCCGTCGCCCCGGTCATCAAGAAGGGCGCGCAGAACATCAAGACGCAGATGGTCGACGAGCTGGCAGCCTCGACGCACTTCAAGGGCATCGCCGGATCGGTCTCCTACGACTTCAAGGCGGATGCCTCAGGCATCGAGGCTGTGATCGGCCCGGACAAGGACCGTCACGGTGGCGCGCTCGCGAACATCGCGTACTTCGGTACTCCGCGCGGCGGCGGCACGGTCCCGGACCCGCAGCGTGCGATGGAGGCTGAGGCGCCGAACCTCGAGCGCGCGATCGCCGACGTCTTGGGCGGCCTGCTCTCGTGAAGGCCGAGATCGACGCGATCAAGGCCCTGATCGAGGGCGTGTGCACGACGTACTTCGTCGAGGTGCCGGAGAAACCGGTCTACCCGTACGTGCTGCTGTGGACGTCCGGTGGGCGCCCGTCGCTCGAGCAGAACATCACAGGCTCTACCGAGGACATCGACGACACGGTCGGCATCACGTCCGTGGCGGGCACGCCTGACGGGGTCCTGATCGTGCAGGCCGCGGTCCGGGCCGCACTCTTCCCCGGCGGGCTCCCCCGCCAGCTCGCGATCGATGGCCGCGTGGCGACGCTGGTCCTGGTCGACTCGCGACCGATCCTGGTCGACCG